CTTCGACTATAATGGATTTGATATGTTAAAAGCCTCAGTTGGATATATGAATGAAGCTGAGTATCAAGGGAAGAAGGTTCAACTTAACAAGCCAAAGCGTGGAGGAAGTAAAAAGTTCTACGTTTATGTTAAATCTCCAAAGGGAAACGTAAAGAAAGTTTCATTCGGAGATACTGGTCTCTCTGTTAAATTTAAACAAAAAGGAGCAAGAGCTTCATTTGCTGCACGTCATAAATGTGCATCTAAAAAAGATAAAACAAAAGCTGGCTACTGGTCATGTAACATTGGACGTTACTGGAAATCATTAGGCGGCAGTTCTAACTTCTCAGGTTACTGGTAATGGCAAGAGGTCAACACTCATCCCCGCAGACAACTAAATACCCAAAACGTAGGAGGTCTCAAAAAAAATTATTATCTTTAATAGAGAATAATAATAAGGTTTTAAGACAACTACATGCGTCCTTATAAGGAAGAACAACAAGACGGTTATATCATAAGAGAGTTTTTAGAATCCACTCCCTCATTTGAATTTGTATGGCATCGAGATAAGGAGGATAGGTGTATTGAACCTACCCACGATACCGACTGGCTTTTTCAATTAGATAATGACATCCCACGTAAATTACAAAATACTAAACTATTTATACCAAAGGAGACATATCATCGTCTCATAAAAGGAACAGGTAATTTAGTTTTAAAGATTTATAAGTTAGATGGCTAAAAAGAAAGGCGGAGCGATAGACTTCAGCAGTTACAAACCAAAACAAAGGAGAAAAAGACCCGGCATACATGCTAAGTCAAAAATATCTAAACTAAAAGGTTCAAAGAATTATAAAAAACGATACGTAGGACAAGGAAAATGAAACTAAGTAGAATTATATTAGAAGACGATTTTTACGGTAAGTTTAAAACCGAAGCTCAAGATTTACAAAATGAGATGAGAGATACTTACAATCGTGACGATATATATGTTTCTATAGTTCAACACTCTAATGGTGATAAAGCTATTGTAAAATTTCCATACAGACTAAAGAAGATATTCGTCCATCTGAGTATCAAAACATGAAAAACTTTTTAGAAGCTAAAGGATTTGAGGTGACCGGAGGAGCTAACTGGTTTGACCAGGATGAAGAAAGATACTTCTATCCAGATATAAAGTTTGAATTTAGTATATGAAATTATCAAAAATCATATTAGAAAATAAGAGAATAGTAGAAAGATCTGAGCTCAACTTATCTAACGAAGACATTATTAAATTAGCTGAGGCCATAACAAACAAGCTTTCAGATTACTTAGATATAGAAAATCGCACTCTACTCTTTCAATCAGTTTCTGCAGCAATTGGAGAACTTCTACAAAATAACGAAATATAAGTTGTTTATTAGAAAATAAGTTCTTATCTTTATCTTAGATAACGGACTGGTTTATGGACTACACTTTCCTTTTAGGATCCATAGAGAATATATTGGGTAAAAGTCATAAGAGAGCTAGAGATAACTACGCTTTCCACTGCCCTTTTTGCAATCATCGCAAACCTAAATTAGAGATTAACATGGCTACCAATGAAGAAGGTAAAAACTTCTGGGAATGTTGGGTATGTCAAACTCGAGGGCAATCTATAAGGTCCCTACTTAAACAATTAAAAACACCACAAGAGCAAGCAGCTGAGATACTAAAGTACCTTCCTAAAGGTACAACAATAGAATACAAAGGACTATCTATAATAGAACTCCCGAAAGAGTACCAACCGCTACATTCGGCATCCTCTACTTCGGTTGTTGCTAACTTAGTAAAAAAATACCTATATGAGAGAGGACTTACCAACAATGATTTTATTAAATATGGGATTGGATACGCAACAACTGGAGAGTATGGAGGACGAGTTATTATCCCAAGTTATTCTGGATCCAACCAACTCAACTTTTTTGTTGCACGAACTTATGATGGCAACTATTTTAAATACAAAAACCCTGAAGCTTCCAAAGATATAATATTCTTTGAGAATTTAATCAACTGGGATCAACCAATTATTTTATGTGAAGGAGTCTTTGACGCTATGGCAATACGTCGAAACGCTATTCCTATACTGGGAAAAAGCATCTCTACCTCATTGTACAAAAAGATTATAACTAGTAATGTACAAGACATTTATATTGCATTAGATACAGATGCAAGAGACAAAGCTCTCGAAATAGGAGAAAAATTTTTAAACCAAGGTAAAAGAGTATTTTTGGTTAACCTACCAGACAAAGATCCATCTGAAATGGGATTCAAAGCTTTTACCGAACATATTCAATCAGCAGTGGAGTTAGACCTTTCAGGTATAATGCTGCACAAATTAAATTTATGATTAAACAAGGAATGAATATTCTCGAACAAAACGAGAAGAAAAGACTTGATTTTAACCCAGATCTTAAACAAATTAACTTTCTCGATAGGAGAGTTTATAAGAGAGGCGAAGGAGTATATTACCCGTCCGTAACCACCATACTCCAGTATATGCCCAAAAATAAGTTTTTCGAGTCTTGGCTCAAAGACGTTGGGCATAACGCCGATCTTATTATGAGAAGAGCAGGTAAAGAAGGTACTCAAGTACATGAAGCCTGTGAACGGTTAGTAAAGGGCCAAGAAGTATCATGGATGGATAACTACGGTAATGCAAAATACTCTCAGATTGTATGGGAAATGATTTTAAAATTTGCTGACTTTTGGAGAACTTATAAACCTGAACTTATATCTACAGAAGACTTTGTATGGTCTGATGAGCATCAATATGCAGGAACAGCCGACTTAGTTGTAAAGATGGACAAGCAAATATGGTTATTAGATTTAAAAACATCTAACAGTCTACATAAGTCTTATGATCTACAGCTTGCCTCATATGCTAAAGCATTAGAAGAAAGTAAAGGAATTAAAATAGACCGAACAGGTATACTTTGGTTAAAAGCTAATACAAGATCGGCTTCTAAGAAAAAAGGAGTATACCAAGGAAAGGGCTGGCAAGTTAAAGTTGTAGATGAAATAGATAAGAACTTTGAACTATTCCAGATGATATATAAACTCTATTCATTAGAGAACCCTGTAACAGAACCTATTTATAATAGTTACCCAACGATTCTTAAACTATGAGAAAACTTTGTATCTTAGCGTTATTTTTCGTATCTTTAACAAGCTGTAGTTCATATCAAGTAGCTCGTTATGAGGTAGAAAGCGTACTTGCAGTCACAAAGGCTGGAGATACAATTCAAGTTCCTATCTCAGAGTTAAGAAGAGAATATAACTATAACACTTTTAGTGACTGGCAATTTTATTATGGAAACAACTTATGGTATAACTGGTATGATTGGAGACTTAGGTATCCTACTTGGAATATGTGGTATTATGATTGGTATCGTCCGTATAGGAGAACGACTAGGTATTACAATCAATCTCCGCCAAGGGTCTTACCACGACGTGAAATTCCACAACCCAGACCAAGAGTACAAATAAATGGAAGAAGAAATGAAACTATCACAACTAATCCTAGAAGCACGCAACAAACCCAAAATCGTTATAATGGCGGGAGGAGCCGGCGCAGGGAAGTCGTACCTTCTCAATCAACTAGACCTAGGATCTCTACCCCTAGTCAACCCAGACAAATACGTAGAGGATCCGGACAGCCCAGCATACAACAAACTCAGCCCAGGGGTCGCTCTAGCCAACAAGGAAGCAGACCAATTAACGGACGAAAAAACTAGCTTTGTTTGGGACACAACAGCATCTAATCCTGCGAAAGTAAAAGATATACTTTCTAAAGGGTACGACGCTTATATGGTAATGGTGTACACTCATCCTGTTATAGCATATTTATCTAATGCCAAAAGAAAAAGACAGGTACCTTCTTCCGCTGTTTTCTCCACCTGGCGTAACGTATACCAGTTAATCTCAGATTACAATAAAATGTTAAAGGGCAACCTCTCTATTTTTGTTAATGATAGAGGAGGAGAGTTTAACGATTATATTAAAGAATTTGATACAGCAGCTAAAAACGGAGCAGCAGGTATATCAGATTATTTAGAAAAATTAAATGATAAAGAAAACATAGGCGGTTCATCTTTTAGACAACCGTACGAAATGTCTGATCAAGAAGAACAAGAGTTTTATAAAGCTGTAAAAGATATCGATTATGATGTTGAAAATTACAGTGAAGATAGAGCTTTAAAAAAATACTTTACAGACTGGTATAGAAAAAACGGCGTCGGACCAGGAGATGATAAAATGAAAAAGAAATTAGATTCAGTTAGAAAGCAAAAACAAAACGCTGCTGATAGAGAAAAAGATGTTTTAGACAATATTGGAGAAATGCTCTATAGTCCTCTTTTTCAGGAAAAACTGATACACTCTACACCAGCAGAAATAGATCAAAAAATTCAAAACTTCTTATCATAATGGCTACAGCACTTTACCCAGGAGGTTTTAAACCACCGCATGGAGGACATTTTGAAGTAGTTAAAAGACTATTAAATAATACCCATAACGGTAAAGTTTATAATTTTGACGATAGAGAAACAGCAGGATCAGCAGCTTTGAAAGGAGATACAGATAAGGTAGATCCTATTGATAAAGTAATAGTATTTATTGGTGCAAAAGATAGAAACGGTATTAGTACCGAGATGTCAAAAAGTATTTGGAATATTTATAAGAAGTATTTAGGTAATGTAGAAATTTATTCTGAGGTTCCTAATCCAATGCAAAATGCATCTGCTTATGCTAAAAAAAGACCTCAAGAGAAATTTTATGCTGTTACAGGAGTAAGAGGAGAAGATGATTTAGTTGACCTTAGAAGAATATCTTCTTTTAAAAATAGAGAAAACGTAGAAGGTCTAATAGTAGCAGCACCAGGCGGTACTAGAGCAACTGATTTTAGAAAAGCTCTACTATCGGGTAATTTAGATCAAGTTACTGATTTTTTTCCTAGAGAGTTAACTAGAGAAGAAATATTAAAAATAGTGAACATGTTAAAAAAGAGTATTATATCCGAGGTTATGAAAGATAAAATGGATGATCTCTTTGATGCATGGTTTAAAGAAGAAGTTAATGAAGGAAGCTCTGGCACACCTATAGCACCTAGATCGGTAGTTCGTTCGGAAGATAGAGCTAAATTAGTAACCTTATATAATAGAATTAGAAATCAAGTTGAATCAGAAGGAGTAAAAGTAACCTTCGAAGAAGATCACATTAGGGTAGGATTAACAAACGAACAAGATGATCGTAACTTTGATTTTACACCTTATATGGCTTCTATTTTAGAGTATATGTTAGACGAAGGTATGAACATACAACCTTTACCTGAAGTTAAAATTAGAAAAGACTTAGCTGAATCAGAACAATTCTTTGGTAAAACAGCTTACTATGACCCTAACGAAAATACAATAGTATTATATACTCAAGGAAGACACCCTAAAGATGTAATGAGATCATTTACTCATGAAATGGTTCACCATATTCAGAACCTTGAAGGTAGGTTAGGACAAATAGAAACTTCCAACACAAATGAATAAGACGCTCTTTTAGAGCTTGAAAAAGAAGCCTATTT